AAGTCTTAGATAAACACAAATTTGCCACAATTACATTTGAACATGATATATTTAGAGGTAAACAATATGAAAAAACACGAACTTTATCTAGAGATATTTTTAAGAAAAGAGGATATGAGTGTGTATTTGAAGATATACAGGATAAAGTGCCTAATTTAGTGTATGAAGATTGGTATGTTCATCCTGAATTAGTTGATATGAAATACATAGAAGAATTAAAAATAAGAAATAGATCAAATTATCAACATAATTCTATAACAAAAAAATCTCTGGATTGGAGAAAAATTATATATTAAAAATAATACTTAATTTATATAAATAATAATATAAATAAAATTTTATTATTATTTATATATGAAAATTCTAATTATTACAACAAATAATCAATCGACTTATTATGTGCATGCTTATGAAACATGGAAAAAAAGCTTGGAACATTTTGCAGAAGTATGTTATTATGGAAATGGATATCCTAATTTTATTGGATGGGATGTTACGTACGAAGATGTATATACAAAATTAAATTTTATACCAGACATTGAATTATGGTGCGGAGGACCTGGAAATACTAAACCACAATATATTGATAATAAAAAAATTTTTAATGGATCTGAAAAATATAAAAATATTCCCAAGTTAATACTCATTACTGATTTTTGGGAAATAGTAAGAGATTGTAATATTCAAAATTGGAAAAATCGTGAACTTGAATTAAAAAAATATGGTGTATGTGGTTATTTTACATTTTACTGTCAGTCCAAAAAATTTTTAATACAAAATGTAAATACTTGTTTTAAACATATAATTGAATTTCCATACTGTTATGATAATATATTCACCGAATATAAAGATATACCTTATAACTATGATATTAATTTACAATGGTGTTATAGCGGTTATCCATTTAGAACTTTAGTTCATAAAACATTGATGAATAATTATAAAGATAAATATAAATTATTTAATATGGAATTTAATAGATATAAAGATTGTGATGGCGATAAAGACGTACTAAATAATATTTTTAAGGAAAATAATCCAGTAAAAAATTTCTCAAAATTATTAAATTCTAGTAAAATTACTATAGCAGATGGATATACAAAATATATAAGCAAAAAAAATCCACAATGGAAATTAGATGGTACAGACTTGTTTAATGCAAGATATCCGCAGGTTTTAGCATCTAAAAGTGTATTATTTTCACCAATTATTGAATCTACACATATTGAACCATTAATTGATGGAGTCCATTATGTATGTATAGATGAAAATAATTTTATAAATAAAATAGAAGAACATTTAAATAATCCTAATAAATTAAAAGAAATTTCTTATAATGCAAATATATGGGTTGCAAATAATTGTTCATCAAACGTAGTTGGTCTACGATTATATAATGAATTTAAACAACTAATAAATTTAAATAACTAATAAATTTAAACCAAAACATTAGTAATTAATTCTTTTTTAAAAAAAGGAATTCTACTACCTTCGGAACAATTAATAATTTCAACATCTGGTGGACAAATTTGTGATACATATTTCCACGAATTTATTTGTAATGTATCTGTTTGAGGAACATTATATACATCACCAGCTTGTTGATAACCTTCAAACCAATAATTTGGATTATGTTCTGGGGTTTTTGTTAATGTTATACCTTTATTTGCTCTTATTGAATTAGGTAAATGCTCTACATAGTTGCAATCACAACCTACTAAAATTATTTTTTTATATCCCATTAATATACCTGATTGTGTTGCATTAGCTCCAGATGAACCTAAATCATTAAATTCTAAAAATGAGTTGCTTAAAAATTTATCATTTTTTAAATTTATCTTGGTAAACTTAGAATTATTTATAACATTATTATCATATAATAATTGACCATTTTCGTTACCAATTAAAAAAAACTTTTTTATTGAATTATTACTTAAAATTAAATTAGAGAAATTTTCTTTATGTGATTCATTTAAACGATGATCAAAACAACCAAAATATGTTGGATAAAAATCTATTTTACTATATATTCTATATGCAGAATTTAAACCAAATGTATGATACTTTTTAAATAAATCAAAACTAATTTTTTGTAAAGATGGACCATTTCCCATAACTATAAGCGTTTTAGAATCCATTATATAAATATAAATGTATATAATATTTATATATTATTTACATATTTATATAAATTATTTTTAATATGTTAGACTTCTACTGTTATTTTTTTAACATTATTGAATAAATTTTCTTCACCAATTATTTTATAATTTAAAGTAGTTAAACCATTAATATGTAATTTTGTATTTTTTTGTTCATTACTTAACCGATTCCATACTATATATGATTCGCCATATTTATCATTTCGCTCTCTCAAATGATTATCTTGGAATATTAAAAAATATTTCTCTCGGGTTTTCATATCATGAAACCCTATACTACGTTTAATTTTAATATTTTTAAATTCAGCTCTATTAAGTAATTCTTTATCCTCACAACCCCATCCCCAAAAATCATTTGGAAAACCATTTAAGTTTTTATAATCACATCCTTTGAACTTAACTAATCCTCCTAATGTATTTTCATCACTATAAATAGCATATATTTCGTTATTTTTTAAATTATAATTATACATATCAAACGACTCTTCAACTATTGGATTAACATCAACATCTTGTGTTATATAATCATATTTATCATTATTATAATATTGATATCCTATATTTATCATTAATCCTCTATTAAATTTTTTACCGTTATTTTGTTCTACTATTAAAATTTCTAAATTATTAATTTTTTTATTCAATTCTGGATAACTGATTTTTAAAAAATATTCTAAATGAGACATTCTATCGCGATATGGTATAATTATTATTGTTTTCATAATATAATAATATAAATATTATGTTTATATTATTAAATTATGGAATTAGATTTTAAGGGTAGACCAGATGGACTTGGAAATAGAATTGGTGAAATAATTATGTTAACTACACATGGTTATAAAAACAATATTACATTTAATTACTATTGGAATAATAATAATAATAGAAATGATAGAAAATACCCATTACTATTAGAATGCAAAAATGTAAATATAACAAATAGAATAATTAACACTCGACCTTCTTTAAAAATAAATAATACTTTAAATGAAAAATTACTATATTCTAAGCTTATTAAACCATTATTTAATATATATTTTGAAAATAATATTAAACCTATAGGTATTCATATTAGACTTGGTGACCGCATCGGCTATCCAGAAGATGCCGGTGGAATGACTGTACAATATTCAAAAAATATATTAAAAAAATGTATAATTTATTTAAATAAATTAATTCCACCATATATTTTTATATGTTCTGATAATAATAATGTAATTGAATTTGTAAAAAATAATATTAATAAAGACATAAAAATCATTCAACCTTTTTCGGATAGTAATTCTCCTGAATATACAGATTTTTTTGCACTTACATTATGTAGTAAAATAATAATGTGTTCGAAATTTAGTAGTTTTCCTATTACCGCTTCATTAATATCGAATTGTAATATTATAACAATGGAAAAACAAAATAATATGCCTGAGGATGCTCATTCGGGTTCTTGGTTAGAGTCGTCTTTTATACATATTGATGATTTATTATAAATATAATATAACTAAACATCAAATCCTAATTTTTTGTTAAAAAGTGGAAAATTATTTATATCTAAATAATATAATAGAGGCGGTTTATAAATTGATCCTTTATACTTATTTTTTAACTCTGGCGATAACCATAAAAATTCTTGAACAAGGTCTTTATCGCAAAATGGATATCTAGTTTCAAAACTAAAACATCCACCAACATATTCGTCACCTTTTATATAATTTTCCATTGAACCATTAAAAAAATTTAACCAAGGAAATATTTCTTTTAAATTATCAGTAAATTCATTAACATTCCCATACCCACACGAATAATATTGGTTTCTGGCCATTACTTCATCCGCACCAATACCTGAAAATAAAACTCTAACGTTTGTATCTATTTTTTTAATATCATTTATTATTTTACTCTTTCCTAACATGGAACCTTGATTAAAACCATCAGCAATAGTATTAACATTTGGATTACATTTCCAATCCCAAACAAATTTTTCACAATTATTAATAAGATATTTTTTCCATTCTACTTTATCTTCATTATCTAAGTCTATAAATTTATGATCGTTTTTTAAAATATTTTTTCGTTCTAATAATGTCTGATATGATTCATTTTTAGGTATTGAATAATAATATGATTTTTTATTATACTTATTTAAACAACAAGCTATAGAACCACTATCTAAACCACTACTCAATGTAACTAATGGTATAGAATGTTCGGGATATCGTTTTAAAACACTTCTTTCAAATGCTTTAATATAATCATCATAATTTTTTTTATGTTGATTTAAATCAAATTCGTATATTTTTCGTTTTTCAATTAATTTTCTATCATTTAAATTATATACTAATAACTCATTTGGTTTAATAGAATCATATTTGTTTTTTTTAATTTCATTGCAGGTACTTTCATATGAAGAAATAACTATATTATTATTATTTATATTATAAAATAATGGTTTTGTTTTGAAAATATCACTCAATAATAGTAATAAATTTTGTTTAAAATCAAATATTACTATTGTAAATTCTCCATCTAAATATTTTGTAAAATCTAAACCATATTTTTTATATAAATACATAATCGAATATATATCACTTTTTGCATCATTTAATATTTCTTTATAATTATATATTTCACCATTAAAAATAATTACTATATTATCTGTTTCATCTATTAATGGTTGTAATGTTTTACTCCCGGTTAAATGTAATAAAAAATGTATAAAAGTTATATCTTTATATTTTACTATATTTGTATTATCTGGTCCTCTATTTTCTATATATTTAAATGATGATTTTGGTATATCTAAATTCGAAATAATTATTCCACACATATTTATATATATTTAAATTTAACATTTATATATCATTTTAAATAAATGTTAAATTTAAAATATTTATGATATTAGACTATTTGTTATTTTCAACTTTAAATTTATTCACTCAAAATTCATATAAAATTTTATTAATCATATTAGTAAAACTTTGTTTACTATATACATTTCGTTGATACCATTCATAACACGCATTAGACATTAAATTCCAATCATCTTCTGTTATTACTTTTAGTTTTTCTACAAATTCTTCTTCATCTTTTACTGCTATGTAATGTTTGTTTTCAATCAATGGTTCCATATAAGAATCTACAGTAACTTCGGGTGTTACTATTGGAACTGTTCCGAATGCCATTAATTCTACTTCGCGATGACATTTGCTACCATAACCGCGTAAACACAGCCCATAACGAGAATTGCGTAATTTCATCAAATACTCTTCGTGAGTGAATTTATGTTTATTACCAGAAGTGCAATGATATTCTGTTAATACTGAACTCCAATCGATTTGAGTATTTCTGTATTTTGCTTGCTCACTATTTTCATAATTTCCTATGAATATGCTTTCAATCGTTCTATCTTTATAAGAGAGAATACCTTTGTTTGTTAATATATTTTCTAGTATTGATGGTGTTCTTGGCCAAAAAATCCATGGACTAACATTTAAATTATTCTGTTTTATTAGTTTACCTTCTTTATTAATATCACCATTACCAAGTAGAATTAAACTTGATGACATTAGTTCATTATTAAACCATAAATGTGTTGGGCGATCATATAATAAAATATCATTACCTAACCAACAATGTCCACTGTCTGTTAACTGTATATCAACATCGCTATTATTTTGTTTCATTAATAATGCTAATTCTCGAAAACTATCGTTGTTATGATTCCATATACCATTGCGAGGTTGTTTGGGTATTTTGATAATCCATTTATTATTAATTATTCTGTCAATTATTAATAATTCTTTATATCGTTTTAAAGTTTTCAACGCATTAATAAAAATAGAATTTGCTTCGATGAATCTTTTATCGTGAAAATGTGTGTGTAAAAATATAAGAGGTTTGTTATTTATATTTATTTCATTGTTTGCAATTGTTATTTGAGATTTAGTTTTACTAGGATTATCTGATAGGATTATTCTCCATGGCATATAATTTACTTCTTCTCCAAATTCTTGTGTATCATATTTCTTCGCTAAATCTTCAATTGAAGCTTGGTCATGATATCGTGATGTTTTCGTAAATTCAATCCAATCATTCGGAACATTTTTATTTTTAGTCCACAAACAACCTCCGTTATAATATCCGACTTCATCAGTATTTGATTTTTTTATATAATGTGGAGAGACCCCTAACTCTTTTGATTTGTCAATAACATTTATAGGATAAAAAAAAATGATGTCACTATCTAAAAACATTGTATCTGTTTCATTTTCAAGAGCATATTTAATTACATTTGCTTTTTGCATTTGGAACTCATCCCATATACCTTCGTTTACCATAATATTTCTATTTTTATTGCTATATTTATCTAATGTTACATTCAAAAACAATTGTAATCTCAGTTGTGGTTTAATTATATCTAAATGGGTTTTGGTTTCAGTGTCAATTAATCCATATACCTTACTATTTTTATGATGTATTGATAATGATAATAACATACCTATTAATTCATGACTACAATTATATGTTGAAATAAAACAAAAACTACTCGGTGTGTAATTAGACATTATAATCTTTCAAATGTAATATTTAAATCTTTATTTTCTAGAATTTTATAATTATTTTCTTGTAATCTGTTAACTAATTTTTCTGTTAATTTATTTGGATCTTTTCTTTTTAGTAATAAATCAAATTCTATACATAAATATTTTGGATATATTTTGTCATCTAACATCTGGTTCAACACATCTATTTCAGAACCTTCTATATCTAATTTTAACAAATCTATTTTAGTATGATTTAAATCGCTCATAATATTTTTAATTGAATCTACTTCAACTTCATCATAATCATTGCCAAACATATTATCGACAAGAGATTGCGAAACATATTGAGTGTTTGTTTGTTTATAGAATTTTAAAACGGATTTTTCTCTATATAATCCTTTATTAATATACATAAATTTACCGAAATCAGGATTTAAATTTTGTATATTATTTAAATAATCTGGTTGAATATCTCCTGAAAATGTAAATTTTTTTGTAGCGTAATAAGTTTTAACTTCTTCAAAATGTTTTAATGCTCTATTTGTTGGATCTATTAAAATAATATTACATTGATATTTATCGTTTATTTTAAAATCAAAAGATATATCTTCACCTACACCACCTGAATATATTATACTGTTTTCATCTAACTTACAATTTATAGGTATGCTCCAACCACCATAATTAGTTCCTAATGTTTCCATTGAATATATTAATAATTTACTTTTTAATATATTTATAAATCTAAACTAACTACGTTCTTGTCGCTCTTCTGGCGGCGCTTTGTGCGGGACGGTGTTTTGGCTTGGGAAAGGTCTTTGAGCTCCTCGATGCTGATTGTGCTGCTGTCTTTCTTATTAATGTCTATATTCTTAGTCTTGAGACCGGAGAGGAGCTGGGAGATGTCGGACGGACCGGACATTTCGGGGCGCTGGCTTGGGTTGCTGCGATTGGCCTCTTGTGGGCCGAGGTTCTCGAACGTCTCCGAGATGCTGATTCCATCCTCTGCGCCTCGGGCGGCGTTCATGTCGGGTCGGTTCGATGGGGCTCCGCTCCGCTGGCTTCGCTGGGTCTGGGTGGCGAACGGCTCGGGCGGTGGGCCTGGCGTGA